TCTTTGTGTTATAACTCATAGGGCACCTCCATTACGCTTTCTGCTGAAGCACTTTAATGGCTTCAGGCAGAATCAGTTTTCCATCCACACGCTGAGTGGCAACAAAACCTACCTGACCAGTAGCTGCATAGAGCTCATTAAGTCTCTTGAATACTCTACCTTGACGATCCGCTACCCAGTAGTAGCCAAAGTCACCGAAGATGATAGACTTTGCAGATGCAGCGATGGTAGGAACGTAGGATGAAGTGTAAACAGGTCTGTTCAGAATGGTATCTGGCGTTCCAGCCTGAAGTGATGGCTGCCAGATATACTGACCCTGACCATCTTTTAGCTTTCTAATGGCCTTAATGGTGGCATCGTTCATAACGAACACGGACTTATTTCTGTAAGGCGATTTAAGAGAGTAGAAAAGGTCCAAAATCTCATCAACGGTAATAGCTGTAGCACTTGCAGCGGTTACACCGATTTGCGCTCCACCAGTGGCAGCAAGAATACCTGTAGGCTTACCAGAACCATCTCCTGTGAAGAAAGCATCTTCTTCCTTGTTACCAATACGTCTTGCAAACTCTCTAGCAATATAGTTTTCAAGATTAAACACGCTGTCATTAAGAAGCTCTTCAGACACCTTGATCATGGTACCTAGCTTGTAAGCGCCAATGGAAACCTGTCCAAAACTATCATCGCTTTCAGGAATGGCACCTTCTTCATCGATCCAAGAAGCAGTACCTTTGGAAGCTACCACAGGAATCTTACGGTCACCAGAAGAAGTGGAGATGACGTTGGCCAGCTTTCTGAAGATATTCTCTTCATCCAGGGCTTCAATGAGGGTACGCTCGAACTCATCTGGTACAAGGTAACCACCTTCCGTGTCAGTGCCAATCTGCAGTGCGTTCTTAATCACTGGATCAAGCCCTTCACCAGAACGGGTTCTCATGGCATTCCAGAATGCTTTCTGGTATTCAGCAGAAGCTCTTCCGCCTTTGGATTCCACACCTTGGAAGATAGGCTTTCCGGTAAGTGGAGTGTTAAGTGGCTTTGAAAGCTCGCGGTCCAGTGCTTCCTGCTTTTCAAGACGGTCAATCTCCTTACCAAGGGCAACCACATCCGCTTCCATCTTTTCATAGGTTGCAGTGTCTTCAGCGGATACAATTCCATCTGTACCTCTTTTGGTATCCAGGAATGCTTTAGCGGCTTCCCAGGACTTTGCTCTTTTTTCACGCAGTTCAAGAATTTTATTCATAGTGTTTTCCTCCTAAAATTTAGTGTTGGATCAAAGAAAGCCGCTTTTCTAGCGACTCAATTGGGGTGCCTGTATTCTCTTTTGCTAGTTTGGGTTTTACCTTATCCAGCAGAGAGTTGGTAACAGCTCTTCGACTAAAGGCATAGGTAAAGTCCTCAGTCTGATTTCGTTTTTTTTCATCCTCCAAGATGCCATCTGCAAAGCCAAGCTCGATGGCCTTCTTTGCATTAAGCCAGGTCTCCGCATCCATAAGATGGGAGAGCTTTGTCCTTGACTGACCTGTCTTGATTTCATAGGCATTGATGATGCTCTCCTTAACTTCAGAAAGCATGGCGATGGCTTTTTTCATTTCCTCGCTGTCCCCAATGGCCACGGTAAGAGGGTTATGGACCATCATGAGGGCTGTTGGTGCCATGAGCACCGTTGTCCCAGCCATGGCGATGACAGAGGCGGCAGAAGCAGCAATGCCGTCAATCTTTACGGTAACAGTGCCTTTGTAATCCATCAGCATGGTATAAATCTGACTAGCAGCAATGCAATCACCTCCTGGAGAATTAAGCCAAATAACAATGTCACCCTCACCGGCAGTAAGCTCTGCTTTAAATGCCTTAGGGGTGACATCATCGTCAAACCATGAATCTTCGGCAATTACGCCGTCTAGGTAGAGTGTTCGGATGCCAGTATTTTCATCTCGTGCCCAGTTCCAAAACTTCTTCATTTAGGTTCCTCCGTTTCTTTGATATTTGCGAACGCGCCTGCGTCCTGTAATTTAGTCATGGCCCCGTTGATGAGGTAGAGGTCGCCACCTAAGGATTCTGGAATTCTATCCAGATTTTCAAGTTCTCTGATATCATTGGCGCTCATCCAACCGTTTTGCCTTGCAGTGGCATATCCACTCATTCGACTTACATAATCTCCACGTAAAAGGCCATCCACGTTAAACTTGATAAAGACATTAGGTTTTTCGCTTTCCATGAGCAGTGCCCTACACATGGACTGTTCCCAGCGGACCACCCAAGGGTCGAGGGTATATTTTACGAATTCAAGTGATTGCTGCTCGATGTTACTAAAGGATGACTTCTCAAGGTCAGCAAGCATATGAGGGGGCACTCTAAAGATACGAGCGATCTCATTGATCTGAAACTTTCTGGTTTCAAGAAATTGTGCCTGTTCTGGTGATATCCCTATAGGCTGATACTTCATACCTTCCTCAAGGACAGCCACCCGGTGGGCATTACCGCTTCCTTGATAAGCAGCATTCCAGGATTCTTTAATCTTCTGAGGGTCCTTGATGGTACCTGGGTGTTCTAACACACCACCAGGTGAAGCACCATTAGCAAAAAACTTAGCTCCGTATTCTTCGGTAGCAATGGCAAGTCCCACGGCATTTTTCGCCATAGCAATGGGTGAATATCCTACCAGCCCATCAAAGCCAAGTCCTGGTATATGAAGGACGTCTGATGGTGATAGATACACCTGATGTTCTCTACCAAGAGAAGGGACATCCTCATTGCCACGTTGATACATATAGAAAAGCCGACCACTTGAATCGCGATCGACAGTCATTTTGTTTGGCATTAATGGGTAGAGGGAAATCACTTCACCTCTTGCATTTCGAATAATCTGAGCATAGGCATTTCCCCATAATAAAAGATGACTCATCAGCGTTTCTCTAAACGCAAAAGAAGTCATCTCTGGGTTTGGCTCATCATGAAGCAGCTTGTATAGCGGGTGTTTTAGGTTTTTCTCCTTGCCACCTGAATCATTGTATTTGTAAACATGAAGAGGCAAACCAGCCAACGTCTCCGATAAGATTCTTACGCAGCTGTAGACTGCTGTCATTTGCATGGCGGTTTGCTCGTTAACTGGTTTTCCAGCGCTGGTGCTTCCAAAAAAGAAGCTATACCGACTGCTACCAAGAGCGTCTTTAGGCTTGTCTCTAGCCTTGAATATTCCTTGCAGTATTCCCATGGGCATCAACCTCCTTTCCTAAAATACGAGTAGTCCTCGATCATCATAAACAGAATTACCAGTTTCTCCACCACAGCGAATCGCTCTATCAAGAGCCATGATTGTGGCTACAGCACCGTCAATCCTCTCTGTGGATTTCTCTTTGTCTGCTTTTATATTGCCAGCAGGATCAGTTCTAATAAAAATGTTATCCATCATCCAGCGGAGAACAGGGTGACCACCGTGAGCGATTTTCTGCTCTAGTGTGAGCTTCATCAGTTCCTTAGTTGGCGGAGACATATCTTTGAAGCCCTGACCAAAAGGTACAACGGTGAATCCTAAGTTTTCTAGGTTCTGTGTCATCTGAACTGCACCCCAGCGGTCAAAGGCAATCTCACGGATGTTATATTTCATTCCAAGTTCCTCAATGAAAGTCTCGATGAATCCATAGTGAACAACATTACCTTCGGTAGTAAGAAGGAAGCCTTGTTTTTCCCACACATCATAATTGACATGATCCCGTCTAACCCTAAGGTCAATGCTGTCTTCTGGTATCCAGAAGTATGGAAGAACCACATACTTATCATCTTCATCCAATGGTGGGAAGACCAGTACGAAGGCTGTTATGTCAGTGGAAGAGGAAAGGTCCAGTCCACCATAGCAAACGCGACCTTTGAGGGCTTCTGGATTAACCGGAAAAGCACAGGCATCCCATTTATCCATTGGCATCCAGCGAATAGCCTGCTTAACCCACTGATTGAGTCGAAGCTGCCTGAAGCTGTTTTCCTCTGCGGGGTTTTGTCTTGCAGACTCATAGGCCATTTTTACTTTATCCATGCTGACAGTGATACCAAGGGATGGATTTGCTTTCTTCCATACCTTTGGATCAGACCAGTCATCTTCAAGATCTGCACCATAAATGACAGGGTAGAAAGTAGGATCATTTTTTCTTCCTGCCATGATATCCAGGGCCTTTTGATGCACTTCCCAACAGATACTGTTTTGATTATCTCCTGCAGTGGTGATAAGAAAGTACAAAGGCTGCATCCTGGCATCACCACTACCTTTGGTCATAACATCATAGAGTTTTCGGTTAGGTTGAGTATGGAGCTCATCAAATACAACGCCATGGGTGTTAAAGCCGTGTTTGTTTCCAACATCCGCGGAGAGCACTTGATAAATACTTCCGGTGGGTTGGTAGATCAGTCTTTTCTGTGAGTCCAGTATCTTAACCCGCTTGGATAAGGCAGGGCACATTCGCACCATATCAGCAGCCACATTAAAAACGATGGAGGCTTGGTTACGATCTGCAGCACAGCCATAAACCTCAGCACGTTCTTCGTTATCTCCACAGGTTAAGAGCAGGGCAACAGCCGCCGCGAGCTCACTTTTTCCCATCTTCTTTGGTATCTCTACATAAGCAGTATTAAACTGGCGATAGCCATTTGGCTTTATGGTTCCAAATAAATCCCGGATGATTTGCTCTTGCCAATCTATTAGTTCAAAGGGCTTTCCTGCCCAGGTTCCTTTGGTATGGGAGAGGCATTCAATAAAACCAACTGCATAGTCCGCCATCTCCTTGCTGTAATGGGAATCTTTCGCCATGTAAGAGGTTGGTTTATACTTCTTTAGTTTTCGGATATGCGGACACCTCCTTTAAAAGGCATAAAAAATAGACCATAAGGTCTTCTTTAACGAGGAAAAGAGCTATGCAGCCCTGTTCCTTTATGCGTTTTATCTTGTTTTCAATTATATTTCTTCATCAATATTTCAAGTGCAGCTTGCGCATTGGCATCGATAGGTTCAATGTCCCAGCCTCTATCAAAGTTTGCGATGATCTGGCCATCTCGCTTTAGCATTAGTTTTGATATTCTACCCTCATCAATGCCGTAAGGGGAGCCTAAGTCAAAGCTTTTGATCCAGTAATGAATGGTTCTGTTTTCGACTTCGATTTTGCCTTCTCTCCACATGGTCTAAGCCCTCCTTAAATCCTAACCAAGATTGCTGGTAGAATTTGCTTTTCGCCGGTCTGGCAGTCGGTGTAGCTTGTCTTAACCTTGGTAAGTCCGTCCATCTTGCAGCCGTGCTTTTCAAATTCGGCAAGGGTTGCGATCAGTCCTGAGAAGGTGCTTGAAATAGTGATGTGGTTTATTCCGTAGGCTCTGCAGGCTTTAACAATGGGTTCAATGTCGTAATCCCAAATGACCTCGGAAAAGTCGATGGTGTCGTTTCCTGCTTCCTTGCTTCTTTCGTAAGCCCAGTACATGGTGCTGTTGATTCCTGATTCATTAAAACTTGCGCCGGTTGCTTTTGCTTCTTCAAACGCTTTGATTTCTTTCATGTTCTCATCCTCCATTTAGTGTGGTTTTGTTTTGGTATTACATATATCACTCTAAACGAGAATAATAGCAAGTCATTTCTGTAGTAATAGAGCAGGTTTCTGGCTTAGAGGCTAGTCTTCAATCCCACAGTAGCGTGGATAGTCATAGCCTTCCGGATTGGTGAGTATCTTTTCACCGGTGTCTTTGTTAATGACCCTGATGCATCGAAGCTCACCTTTTTCGTTGGTGCCACCATCTGATTTCTTGATCCAGGGCTGATCCTCAAGAAAATCGCTGGTGAACTTCTTGAATTCTGAATCACTAAGTTCCACTTCTCGAATCACAGTGTAATCAGAACCAATGACGCCATCTTCCTTTGCTTCTTCAGTTGCTTCTTTTAATTTCTTAAGGTTGTAGAACTTTCGACCAAATAATGCCTTCATTGCGATTCCTCCTCCCTGGATTTTTCATCGATTACCTTACAGGAATCAATGCCGTAAACCACATTCAAGCTGCTGCCGTTATCCCACTGAACCATGATGGATCCTGTGTCATCCACGCCCCACACGGTGCCTTTTGTGCCCGCTGGTGGTGCTTGCACATCATCCATCCAAATCAGTTGGACCCTAGCTCCAGCGGGGTACTGCTTGCGTAGGTGGGCCAGTCTTTCTTTACTGATCGGTTTCATTGGGAGCACCTCCTTTGAAAGCACTGCTTCCTGAGAGGTTCTGAAGAAGAATCTTTCTGTGGGTTTTGAATTCCTCTCCAATAAATCCGAGGCGGAGAAGGAAGCATCTAAATGCGTATTTCTCGTTATCGACTTCTTTTTCTTTCACGGTGATTCTCTTTTGGGTTTTCGCCATCTCACAAAGCTTTGTAATGAACTGGGAGTAGGCTTTTATCTCATCGGGATCTGGTAGCTTTGAAAACCAAGGGAAGCTAATGCGTTCATCATCGGCTTCAATGGGAAGGGCATCTACACCTAGTGCTTTCCTAATAAGCTTGCCTTTTGCTTCTAACAGTTTGGCTAGCTTCTCCAGGTCCTCATCGGAGAGGGAGTCTTTTGGTATCTGGACGATGAGTCCAGTTTCCTCGGTCTCTGCTTCAGCAGGAGTGGGTTCATCTACCTCAGCTTCAAACCCTGCATCTAAAAGCTTTCTCATTAGTGACTTGATTTCATCCTGATCCACTTCGCTGTCAAAGGTTAGTTCACCGTCTTTTCCGATGTGGTAAGTTCCGACCTGGTAAGCGCAGGATGGAACCCCCAGGTATTTGGAAGGAACCTCTGTGATTTCACTGATGAGCTTCACCAGGTTTTTACGTTCGTTACCGGTTACGTTGTAATTGATTTTCATGGTTTTGACCTCCTTGTTTTTTGCTTACTACATATATCACTCTAAGTGATGTTAATAGCAAGTCTATCTTTCGATAGTTGTGTTATTTATTTTCAGGGAGGTCACTGTAGCGGTATTCTTTACCGTCACGTAGGAGATAAACATCATCTGAAGTCTGTGCTCCAGAAATGAACCTTTCGACTATAACATCACAGAACTTCTCATCAAGCTCAATGGTGTGGCAGATCCTGTTGGTCTGATCGCAGGCAATAAGCGTACTACCAGAACCCCCAAATGGATCGAGGACGATGCAGTTGCTAAGACTTGAATTGAGAATCGGATGGGCTACAAGAGCCACCGGCTTCATTGTTGGATGGGATCCATTCTTCTTAGGTTTTTCAAATTCCCAGATGGTGGTTTGCTTTCGATCAGCGTACCAGTTGTGCTTGCCTTTCTTCTTCCAGCCAAAGAGCACCGGTTCATGCTGCCACTGGTAAGGAGATCTACCAAGGACCAGGGATTGCTTTTTCCAGATACAGGTGCCGGAGAGGTAGAAGCCAGCTTCAGAAAATGCCTTTCTAAAGTTCAACCCTTCCGTATCTGCGTGGAAAACATATATAGAGGAATCCTGTGTCATGACAGCTTCCGTATTGGTAAAGGCAGCCAGCAAGAATTCATAGAAAGCAGAATCACCCATATTGTCGTTTTTGATTTTACCGGCAGACCCTTCATAGTTTACATTGTAAGGGGGATCTGTCACCACTAGGTTTGCCAGCTTTCCATCCATGAGAAGCGTGAAGGTTTCTGCCTTTGTGGAATCACCACAGACCAGTCTATGGGGGCCCAGCTTCCAGACGTCACCAAGTTTTGTCATGGCGGGTTTTTCTAGCTCGGCATCCACATCAAACTCATCATCGTGAATACCTTCTTTCAGGGAATCCTTAAACAGGTCATCCAGTTCAGAGGGATCAAAACCAGTAAGGGAGACATCAAAGTCAGCACCCTGCAGATCAGCAATAAGCAGGGCTAGCTTATCCTTATCCCAGTCACCGCTGATTTTATTCAGAGCAATGTTGAGTGCCTTTTCTTTATCTTCATCCACCTCGATGACCACACACTCAACTTCGGTCATTCCTAAATCCAGGAGCACTTTCAATCTCTGGTGGCCACCTACAACTCTGCCGGTGGTCTTGTTCCAGATAACTGGTTCAACATAACCAAACTGCTCAATGGAACGTTTGAGTTTATCGTATTCCGCATCCCCGGGTTTTAAATCCTTACGTGGATTATAGTCAGCGGGAAGTAAGAGCTTAGTTTTCAGTTTTTCAATCTTCATATCTTTCCGCCACCTTTCTTAAGTTTAGATTG